TCCACCTGAACCAGTAACACCTTGAAGTCCTTGTACACCTTGGGCACCTTCGTCACCAGTAACACCTTGTATACCTTGAACACCTTGAGAACCAGTTCCACCAGTTCCTCCAGTAGCTCCAGTAGTACCTTGTGTTCCTTTGACTCCTTGTAATCCTTGTAAACCTTGAACACCTTGAGAACCAGTACCACCATCACTTCCACTTGTACCTTGTGTACCATCAGTTCCTTGTACTCCTTTTACGCCTTGTAACCCTTGTATTCCTTGCACTCCTTGAGCACCAGTATCACCAGTTGTACCCTGAATACCTTTTATACCTTGTGTACCAGTCGTACCTTGTACTCCCTTTATTCCTTGTACACCTTGAGCACCAGTATCACCAGTTACACCTTGAACACCTTGTGAACCTACACCACCAGTATTACCAGTAACACCTTGAATACCTTGAACTCCTTGAGTTCCAGTAGCACCTTGAGTTCCAGTATTTCCACCAGCACCAGTAGTACCTTGTGTACCAGCACCAGTTTCACCTTGTATACCTTGAACTCCTTGAGTTCCAGTAGCACCTTGAATTCCTTGAGTACCAGCGCCTGTTATACCTTGGATTCCTTGTAATCCTTGAGTTCCAGTTATTCCTTGAACTCCTTGAACACCCTGTGAGCCAGTAGCTCCAGTAGTACCTTGAGTACCAATCGTACCTTGTACACCTTTTAGACCTTGAAGTCCTTGTAACCCTTGAATTCCTTGAGCGCCTGTAACACCTTGAGTTCCAGTAGCACCTTGAGTACCAGTACCACCACCGACACCTTGTATACCTTGAACACCTTGTGAACCAGTAGAACCATCTGTACCTTGTACTCCTTTTAGACCTTGTAAACCTTGAAGCCCTTGTACACCTTGAGCACCAGTAGTTCCTTGAGTACCGATTGTTCCTTGGACACCCTTTAGTCCTTGTAAACCTTGAATTCCTTGTACACCTTGAGCACCAGTATCACCAGTTGTACCTTGTGTTCCGATTGTACCTTGAGTACCCTTTAGACCTTGTAATCCTTGTAACCCTTGAACTCCTTGAGCGCCTGTAACACCTTGAGTTCCAGTTATTCCTTGTAATCCTTGTAAGCCTTGAACACCTTGAGCACCAGTAGTTCCTTGAGTACCTATCGTACCTTGAACACCCGTAATACCTTGTATACCTTGTACACCTTGAACACCTTGTACTCCTGTGTCACCCTTATCACCAGTCCTAGCAAATGTGACAAGTATATTTTCATCGTTAGCAAATGGTGAAGCAGCGGAGGAATCAATCACCGATATTACGATTGTATGCCATCCTGTATTATCAGTTTCACTTGTTATAGTACCTAATATAAACTTACTACTATCGGTTCTATTTGAAATCTTTACATGACCTTTTATGGTTGATGTTGAAGCATCTACTGTTGCAAGATAGGTTGATATATCCGTTCCATTGACATCTTGTTCATCTATGTATATGTTTGTAGCACTATTTTGTGTAGAGTTATTTAGTCTTAGTTTACCAGCACCAGGATCAGCAGTAGAGGTTGTCGTACTGAAATCATACTCAAATGTTGCTCCACCGAAGTTACCTTCTATTCCTTGAATACCTTGTACCCCTTGAGCACCAGTGGTTCCTTGTGTACCAGCACCAGTTGTACCTTGTGAACCTTCTGTACCTTGTATCCCCTTTACACCTTGTAAACCTTGAACTCCTTGTAAACCTTGTAAACCTTGAAGTCCTTGTAATCCTTGAGTACCAGTCGTACCTTGTGTACCCTTTACTCCTTGTAACCCTTGAACACCTTGAGCACCTGTGGCACCTTGAGTTCCAGTAGCACCTTGGGTTCCAGTAGTACCTTGTGTTCCCGCACCAGTAATACCTTGAACTCCAGTAGCACCTTGTACACCTTGTAGTCCTTGTAAGCCTTGGACACCTTGAGCACCAGTTGTACCTTGTGTTCCGATTGTACCTTGTGTTCCACTAAGTCCTTGTAATCCTTGTAATCCTTGAACACCTTGTGAACCAGTAGAACCAGTAGTTCCTTGAGTACCTATCGTTCCTTGTGTACCAGTAGTTCCTTGTGTTCCAGCACCAGTAGCACCTTGAACACCTATTGTACCTTGAACTCCACTAAGTCCTTGTAATCCTTGTACACCCTGTAAACCTTGTATACCTTGAACACCATTAGTTCCCTGAGTACCGATTGTTCCTTGTGTACCAGTTGTACCTTGTGTTCCTTTGACTCCTTGTAACCCTTGAACACCCTGCGTACCTGTAGCACCTTGAGTACCAGCACCAGTAAGACCTTGAATTCCTTGAACACCTTGAGAACCTGTAGAACCATCGGTTCCTTGAGTACCAGCACCCGTAGCACCTTGAGTTCCTTGCGTTCCAGTAATCCCTTGTAATCCTTGTAATCCTTGTGCACCTT